AAATGGATTCAGCGTCCAGTTATGAAAGCCTTGAAGGAAGAGAAGGAACCTAAAGATCGCGGAGACACCGAACGATGGCGCGAAGAACCAGGACGACTGTCCCAGAGGATAGATGAGAAATACGCTGACAAAAACAGCAATAGGACCACTGAAAGCAATAGCATTGTACGGACGAATTCCTACTAAACGACTAATTTCAAATTGACGGAGCATGAACCCAATTAGGGCGAAGGCACCATGGAGCGCCACAAAATTCCAGAGTCCCCCAAGTTGGCACCACCTGACGAAACTGCCCTGAACTTCAGGACCCCAAAGTAGAAGAAGAGAATGACCCATAGCATCAGCAGGCGTTGAGACAGCCGCTGTAAGGAAATTAGCACCCTCAAGGTAACTACTCGCGAGTCCGTGGGTGTACCAACTTGTAACAAACGTTGTGCCAGTAAGCCAGCCACCAATTGCAAGATAAGCAGTGGGAAAAAGAAGTAGTCCAGACCAACCCACAAAAACAAAGCGATCTCGTTTAAGCCAGTCATCAAGGACATCGAACCACCCCCGTCTTGGTTGTTGTAATGTTGAAGCAACCATTTTATTTAACCTCGTCGTTTACTTTTTGTTGTTCTGTTGTTAGCGAAGGAACATATGGATTGCGAGAACGATTCTTAATAACAATGAAAGCATCCTTGTTATACTTGCGGGTTCCCTTCACAGGTTTCCAGCGTGTACCGTCACCTTCAATCTCATAGACTTGTGTACCAGCAATCTCAAGTGCAATATCATCTGCGCGAACATCCCATCCAAGTGTTTGGATTGCTTCCCACAGTCCGTCTTCAGTAAATGTATTCATGATGATTCCTTTTTTGTAGATGTTTTTTTCAACCAGAATAATTGTGGCCAAGTATCACGAATGATTTCCGCTAATTTGTAAGGTGTATCTTGTGTTATCACTTTTAGTATTCTCGTAGATGGACGAATCACCGTAAGTTTTATGGTCTTTATAACCGACCATACGACCCTTTGTATTCTGAAGAGCAGGCATGAAGACAATGAAGAAGAAGACTCCAGGGGCACCGATGAATACGACAGAGACGATCACATAATAAGTAAGTAGTTCGAGCATAATAAAAGTTAACAACTTTTTAGAGAAAAAAATTGGCGGGAAATTTTTTCCCCGCCAATGAAATTAAGTATTCAATTTTAAATCAACCGATGCTAGGTGCGGTGAGTGCAACAGGAGTTGACTCAGCAGCAGCAAGGTCGAGAGGGAAGTTGTGAGCATTACGCTCATGCATTACTTCCATGCCCAGGTTAGCACGGTTAAGTACGTCTGCCCAGGTGTTCAGGACACGACCATCGTTAGCAAGGATGGACTGGTTGAAGTTGAAACCGTTCAGGTTGAACGCCATAGTGCTGACGCCAAGAGCAGTGAACCAGATACCGACAACAGGCCACGCAGCGAGGAAGAAGTGCAAAGAGCGTGAATTGTTAAAGGATGCATACTGGAAAATCAAACGACCGAAGTAACCGTGAGCGGCGACGATGTTGTAGGTCTCTTCTTCTTGACCGAACTTGTAACCATAGTTCTGGGACTCTGTTTCAGTTGTTTCACGAACAAGTGAGGAAGTAACAAGACTTCCGTGCATAGCAGAGAAAAGAGATCCACCGAATACCCCAGCAACACCGAGCATATGGAACGGATGCATAAGGATATTGTGTTCTGCTTGGAATACAAGCATGAAGTTAAAAGTACCAGAGATACCAAGAGGCATACCATCAGAGAAAGAACCTTGACCGAAAGGATAAACGAGGAATACAGCAGATGCTGCTGCGACTGGAGCAGAATATGCTACACAGATCCAGGGACGCATACCCAGGCGATAAGACAGTTCCCACTCACGACCCATGTAGCAGAAGATGCCAATGAGGAAATGGAATACTACCAATTGATATGGACCACCATTGTACAACCACTCGTCGAGTGATGCTGCTTCCCAGATGGGATAGAAGTGGAGTCCAATTGCGTTGGAAGAAGGTACAACTGCACCAGAGATGATGTTGTTACCATACATGAGTGAACCAGCAACGGGTTCACGGATGCCGTCGATATCGACGGGAGGTGCTGCAACAAATGCAGTGATGAAGCATACGGTAGCTGCCAACAGAGTTGGAATCATAAGCACACCGAACCAACCGACATAGAGACGGTTGTTTGTAGACGTAACCCAGGAACAGAACTGTTCCCAGTTTGACACACCAGATTGCTGGCGTGAGAGAGTAGATTGAGCCATTGTAATCGTAAAAGGGTAAGTAAGGTCAGTAGGGATCTGACGAATAAAATATTCCCACACCACCCTCCAGTGTGGGTATGAAGGACTGTTGTTTTACCACGCTGTTTAGTCCTGGTAAGGCGTGGGTATGTTACGAAACTGTGATGCTCCGTTACATTAGTTTACCTATTTATTATACAGGAGTGCGGAAAACCAGTCAACCCTTTAAAGATGAGCGTTTATACCTATCTTTGAAGGGGTGCTTGGGAACCTTGTGCTTGGGGTTGCGTCGTAAATCTCTCTTGAGATCCCTAAGAAACTTAAGGTGACTCTTGATTTCAGAACGATGCATCCTCAACACCATACTCAGTATAGCATGGAACAATCTCCCACTGCTCCCAATCGATCTCTTTATCAGCCATCATTTGTTCCAGTTCATCAGTCGTCACACTGTGCTTGATGACCACTGTTTCTTTTGTATTTTTCTTGTAGATATGAAAAACTCTGTCGTTTAGCATTGAATTTATTCGTACCTTGTATATGTATTCATTTATTTTGTATCATTAGATACTGTTTAGTTTGGATAACCGAAACTCCAGTTCGCGAACACGCTTCTCCAAGTCAGAAATGCGTTCTTGATCTGTTCTAGTAGTTTCTTCTCCTGATGCAGGAACAAACGCTGAGTCTGCCCACATCTTTTTCCATAATCCAGACATAAAAAAAGAGGGTATGTACCCTCTAATTATATCATTAAATTGGATTGGTAGCGGGAATCATCATCCCGCCACCATAATCGTCATCATCCTCATCATTGCTGCTCAAGGCAAGCATTAAAAAGAAAGGGGTAATGATAAAGATCAGCGTTTGTAATAGTGTCCAGTCATACGTCATGACTTACCTGCTACTGCTGCAATAGGAATTAGCATCAGCAATGCTGCTACTAAGAATCCCATTACCAAATACCTGGGATGAGTTGTCCTGTAGTTGCATAGGAACCGAATGCTGCAATGATACCGATCATCGCTGCCCAACCGTTGAGTTTTTCTGCTTCTGGGGTCATAGTAAATCTCCTGTAAAAGTTAGTTGATAGAAGTGATGGGATAATCATCTTCTTCAGATGCCGAAAGCACCGAAGAAGAAGATGCTACCAGTGGTAGCGTAAGAAACAACTGCTGCAATAAAACCAAGCATCGCAGTGCGACCATTCAGTTTTTCAGCACGCTCTGCATAAGTCTCATAACCATAGCGTTCTGCTGCGGTCTTGTCGATATACATACGAGGTTCGGTGGCGAACATGTTTGTTCTTCCACCATCTTCAGTTGTAATTGAACCTGAGCGAGTCATGATCTTAAAGATTTGTTACATTACATAGTATATATGTAAAGAACCGTAAAAGTCAAGCCCCCTTTCATAAGAATTTCTTAGCTTTCGTATAATTGAAGTTAAAATTGAACCTACCCTTAGCGTTTGTAGTGGTTGTTGAGTTGTGTGGGATGGATCCATCAAACAGATACAGTCTATTCTCAATGCTTTCTATAGTGGTATCCTCACCTATTCTGGTGTACCCATCGCAAGTATTGAGGCAATAGATTGCTGCCCCATGAGAGAATTTACAATCAGAATGTTGTTGATGCTCATATATCTCTGATGTATGTGGATAAAAATTGATCTTGATACGTATCCACGTTGCGAAATCTGGTAGATGTTTTTTAAATAATGATTGAATCTCATCAAAATGCTGACTCAATGGTCGATGATCTCCATAGATTAAATGGATACCATACCAATTGTCTAAGGAATCTTTCTCTTGACTAGTAGCAACAACATCATGAAGTTCAAAAGAAAGATTATCATTCCACATCACTGCTTCCTGAAGAAACCTTAGTTGATCTTCTGGTAATAAGTTATCGATAATCATTATTGAATTGTTGCAAAAGCGACTTGAGTGTAACGTGTTTCTTTAGTGAATTGATCTGTACCTATACATGGACCATGAGGCATGTGTCCATTGAATAAGATAGCACGGTTTGGTTTAGCTTGTAAGGTAAAAAGAGGTGGAAAATTTTTCTTTGGTTCCATGAACTCATACTTATCTCTATTCTCATATTCATAGATATTGATTCCCTCTCCCTCCTCATAGTGCTTGTTCATAAACACAACCATAGAAATCATATTAGAACTGTCTGAATATGATGCATCATTATGAATGTTGTACCAATTGTTTTGGTAATCAAACCATTCATTCGTAAATTGAAACGCATTAAATAATATCCTATCCTTACATTCAACTCTCTCTACAGAAACCTCTGCTAACTGCGCGACGAGATGTTTGTAGTCTGTAGTAACAGGACATTGAGTCATCGTCATGCTGTATGCATAAGAAGAACGACCATCAAAGTGACTAATATTATCAGATTTATGTACAGGACAGAAAGGAAGTTTTAGCATTTCCTCATGAGCATGTTCAAACTTCTCATAAAAATTGTTCATCGTGTATATTTTTGTACATCCTAGATCTATTTCTTGTATTGAAATAGACTTATTGATGATAAAAGAATCTAAATCAATAATATTTTCAGAATTGATGAGCATGTGGATTGATAAATAGACTTAGAGATCTCAGATATGTATTCTACCATGAAAAAAGCACTTATGCTTTTTGTTATGTTTTCAATGGTGACTCCCGCTTTTGCAGGCGGGCTCGTAACTAAGCACGCATCCAGTGTACAACTAACTGTTGATGCTGCTAGATCTACTGCATCGAGAATCGGATCCTCGTTCAGTATCTCAGGTAGTGGAGTTGACACTACGGACGGTACGACTGCTAACACTATTTCTGCTGGTACTATCACCTCTGGTGTGTACAGTCCTGGTACTATTGCAGCAACTCAGGATACTCCTGGTAATGCATTTAGTTTTAGTCAGTCTTATACACAGGCTGATGCTGTTCCTCAATCAGCACCAACTGTAGGTGCTGTTCCTAACTTCTCCTCAATTACTTCTTACACAGCTGGAACTGCTGGTGATCTAGCAGGTACTATCGGCACTACTGGTGCTATCAGCATCACGGCTGGTGGAGCTGGTACTACAGCAACAGGACAATTTGTTAGTGAGATTACTGTAATTGATTGAGGACGTTCGTAATGACGATTTCTGGATCGACTTACTGGAGTATTGCGACAAGTGCGGTGGCAGTATTAGTTACTGCTGCCGCTGCCCAGGCGGTCCCCGTGGTCCCAAACTTCACCCAGGGCTCAATGACGAGCCACACAGAGACGACTCAGACTATAACTGAGACTATCAACTCCATGGACTATAGCACAGGGTATCAATACTCTGCAACTGGTTCAGGAGTAACAGCAAGTGGAAACTTATCTCCCACTACAGGCACAAATAATGTAACTATTGAAGGAGTAACTTCATCATGGACAGGTGTAACAGGCAAACCAACGTTCACACAAACAACACCAGGAGCAGCGTTCCAGTTCACAGAAACTTTATCTTCTCCAGGTTTACAAAATCATACGATCATCCAAAGGGTGACCGAGGTTACAAGCGTAACAGACACTACAAGTATTTTCTCCCAGTAATTGCTGCTCTAGTAGCATCACCAGTTAATGCTGAAACTGTTGGCGGTGTTAGTGCAACTGCATCTCCAATCGCGAATAGCTCAGGCTCAGTGACCAACCAGGCAATTCAGGTTTTACAAGGTCCATATATTACTAATACTTATGGTGGTGGTATTCAGTGTCAAGGTCCCACTAGAAACTTCACACCTTATGTAACAGGAACTGCATCGGCATCAAAACCATACGAACCATATTATTGGGATCCAGTGTACGATGTCACCGATAACTTTGGTGCGTTCGATGATAATGGAAATGATATTGGGGATGGAATTTTAGACAACCCAGGAGATATTGTCTTCCATAAAAAAACTAGAACTGGACAGAAAGATAACTACAGTCTAGGTGTTGGTTTCTCTATGACGTGGAGTACACCAACAGATAAAAAACTACAAGACCTGTGTAAGAAAGCTGCTACAACACAGATCGCATTGCAGGAACAATTAACAGCAAATAAAAGATTAGATTTTGAGATCGCGAGACTAAAAAATTGTGGTGAATTATTGAAGGCAGGAATCCGCTTTACTCCAGGAACAAAGTATGCAAAAATCTGTGCAGATGTACAGGTATCTGGTGTGAACTTTATGGTTCCACACGTACACAAGATTCCTTCTACTTCTTCGTCTTCGCCTTCACAGCGCGAAGCTTTGCAATCGCTTCATTCCTCTGACGCTGCTCTGCTCGGCGCTCCCTTACAGATTCAACCTTAGGTTTCTTACCTCTGATCTGAGCAACCTTCTTCAATACTTTCTTCACTGTAGGTTTGATCACCTTCAGAAGTATATCTGCGAAAGGTTTAGCAAGCAGTGCAGAAGTAGTAGCAACAACAGCAATACCCCCAGTGGTGATTACGGTCCCCGTTGGGGGTAATCCATTTATGGCTTGTTCAATGATAGGTACATCACGCACCTCACGAATACATTGATTGCCGACTAATTTATATCCAGTAACTTCTTTCCTACCACTGTCGAAAATAAAACCAACAGGTTCTTCCGACAATTGTTTCTGGGTAGGACATTGAATCGTTGGAACAGTATCTTTTGTGTTTGGAGTTTTTGCTGCTGGCGTTTCTGTTTCTTTTCTTTCTGGTGGAGAACCAATGGGTGGTACTGGTGCTTCATAATTAAATTCTAGATCATCTTTGTTGTAATCCATAGCATTAAACGATGGAACACCAGCATCACAGTATACTTTTACACCCTTAGGATCATCATCACTAAGGATACCACTCTTCTCTTTGCTAGTGTTCTGTTCATGTGCCTCTACACAGCCAGGCATATCAACGATAGGCACACCAATATCCACCGTCACAGGCAGTGATCTATACACTGGTGCTGGCGGTGGAATTCTTACTGTTATAGGGTTCACATCAATATCACCGATGTCGATGTTATTGATATCAATATTTGGAATACTCATTAGCAATCATTAAATACAGCACCAACTTGTGAACCCATTTCAGAACCTGCTTTCTGTCCTAGGAGTAGTGCCCAACCACCTGCTAACCAACCCACGTAGGGGATGCTAGCAACGGCAGGAACGGCGACTCCAGCAGCGATAGCACTACCTGCCATTGCACCTTGAGATCGTGCTCCAGCGTCCGCCGCGATACACTCTGCGCTGACTCCTCCTACAGTCTTTCCCACTTCACCTATTTCACCTCCCCCGATGTTGCGGGTGCCGTCCATAGTGTATTGATCTCTACGATACTCAGTTCGTTTCTCAGATCCTCCGCCAAACATTCCTCTCTTTTCTTTGTCTAGATCAAGAGATCTTTCTGACTCAAGAATAGTGGGATCGTTTGCTTTGTATTCAATACTATAACCGTCTCTACCTGCATGAATTTTATAGGAAGAGTAATCACCACGAGGGATATTGATAGTTGGAACTGGTGGAACTGGTGGTTCTTCTGGTTGTCTGATTACATATCCAACTAAACCTATATGAGACACAGCGAACAATGCACCAACGGTTCCGATAAGGATCTTAAACGTTGATGGTTTTTTCTTCTCTGGTTCTATAAACTTAGTGAGTGTTTCTTCTTCATTCATGGTAACGATGGGAGTGCGGGACCTGTAACTTTAGGTAACTCAGGTACTGCAGCATCAACCATACCAGGGAGAGCACCAGCAATTGCTTCTGCTGCTGCTTTAGCTACCTTTTCTTTTGCATTTTCAATCAGTGCATCTTTTTGGATGTAGACATAAACTCCACCACCAATGATGCTAGCAGTTCCTACGAATGATAGGACCGCTAATACATTAATTAACTTTTGCATTTGTTTCCTCCTGTTTTCCAATTGTAGGTGCTTTTTTAGGAGCACTACCATTTTTAGCAGGACTCAATCCGAACGCAGCTAACGAGCCGCTGAAGACGGAAGCTATAAAAGTTGGATCAAAATCTAGAATCTTTTGACCGTTGGGAAGTCTAACGTATGAGAACGTGAGTAGAGAGGCAGACCATATAAGTACAACGACTTTCACTAAATTACCAAGAACTTCACTTTTATCTTCATCATCCTGCTTCTCTTGTACTTCGATCTCCGATGGTTTAGTTTCAGACATTTTTTTCCTCCACGGTAAACATCGCATGGATCATATGTATAGAGTAAGGCAACTTTATTTATACTATCTCTCTCCTGGTCTGTACGCATTACCTCTGGGGAACAATTGTCCAACCCTAGGTCTCTTGTCTTTCAAGAAGTCTCTACTTGTGGTTAGAGGTGTTGTATCTTGCAGTGCTACATTATTTGGGAAGTCAAAATGATCTACTATAGCAACAGCACCTGATGTTGTATCTGCAGGTACAGTAATTTCATCAACCTCTTCAAAGAATCTAGGATATAGTTGACCATAATCTACAAATGCAGGAGGTCTACCAGGAGATACAAACTTAATTGGTTGATAGATGAGCGTCATATTTGGGAACCTTGGCCAATTTCTTGGATCATTCCATGTCTTAGTAGAGCTAGTATTTCTATTAAAATGTGTAGTTGGTACAGTCATATCAATAGCAGTAGTAGCTCTCTCAGGAACCCAGTTAACAATAGGAGGTGGAGTAACATCTGTCCAATTAGATGTGTGTTGATTACCTCGTGTAAGATGTACATTCTGTGTTGTTGCTAATGCGGAAGAGAATGCAAACGATATGTTTCCATGTGCTTTTGTTCCGTTCGACATACTAGCATCATCAGTATGCTGATTACCTCTAGCAAAAGCAAGAGTCCAGTTAGCATCAATAGCAGGGTTGACTTTCCAATACTTATCAAGATCACTACCAGCGTAGCTACCAAATTCCATCTCAGACATAATTGGTTGTCCAAATAGAACTTGATCTATACCACCAGTAAATGTTCTGATGTTATTAACACCACTACCAGTGAGAGTAAAACTATAGGTTTGTGCATTACCAGTGGAGGTATCTGTTACTATTACAGTAAAAGATGTATCACCAAAGTAACTACTTGTAGAAGATGATCCTAGGTAACCTGTATCTGTATTAAAAACTAAGTTAGTACCAATCAAACTATCACCAGTGATTGTCCATGGTCCTACGTCGAGTGTTTCTCCACCACTGGTAGTGGTTGCACTTGAATACCCTAGGTTAATACTAACATTAGAGTTATGTGCGATAGGACTCTGACTGATTGTTCCTTGTCCCTGTGCCCATACATATGTTTTTTCAACAAAAGGAAAGATAGCGCCCCTCAATCTAGAGGGAGTAAACGTACTAGATGCAGGGTCAAAATATCCAGCGTCAACAGGAAGACCAGTACCGACAGGTGTACCAGTAGGAGGTGTTGCAGTTTCTTGTGCATCAGTTCTGGTTTCTAAGTTCACACTTCCAAAATGAGGACCGTCAGTCTCTTGGTGTGTACCACTAATGATACCTAAAGAGAATGGTCCAGCACCACCGACATTGATATTGGTTGATGTAAATATATTACCACTACCAAGATCGATTGTTACTGTATTTTGTACAGCATCTTCACCAACAATACCATACCAATTTTTCTCGAATACAGATGTTATATTGATGTTACCTACTAGTGTTGGTACAGGAACTGGTGTTCTCAACTGAGCTTTTTTACCAACGTTACCTAAAAAGTGAGACGCATCTACTGGTTGAAACTTAACTACAAGATGAGAAGACCCACTAGTAGTGCTGAATGGATCAGCAGAGATTTCTCTCTCATCCATTTCATCAATAGGATAGTTAGAACTCCTTCCACTATTTGTTCTATGTCCTGGGTTAGAAGTATTGATCCAGTTTTTCGATAGCGTTGGTACACCAGAGAAACTTTGATTGTAATTATGATATTCAGCCCAACATGCTAAGATACCAGTAACGATAGGTGCAGAGAAAGAAGTACCTCCAATATTTTGATACCATGAACCCCAAGTATCTAAGTAATTAGTTGTAGTTGTCCAATCATAAGTAGGACACTCAACTCTAACACCAGGAGCAACAATGTCTACAGAATTTCCATAGTTAGAAAAGTCAGCATAGGTATCGTTGTACTCGGTAGCACCAACACTAATTTTCGGTTGATTAAAGTCAACGTTATTGAATCTTAAATCTTGTGGTCCTGCTGTTCTAGCTCCTGCAGCAAACTTTGCTTGCATAGGACCAAGGAAAGTATCTTGTGCTGAATCAAATCCGTTACCAGCAGAACGAACAATAATAATATTTTCTGATCTACAAACAATACTTTCGATCTCATCCATTGCTTCCAGATCATTTGCAGGAAAGTCTGTTCCTACATCATTGAGTTCAATAACAGGTGTACCTCCAGAAGGAGTGCCTGCTCCAAAAGAAGCGTTGATAATTGCTCGTCTGTTATCACCTTTGTAGTATGAATGTGTACTATCGTTGTGATCAATAACTGCTTGGTATGCTCCAAGGATAGCAGAGAATGTACCACTTACATTAGAATTAAATGCTTTCAGGGAATATATTCGTGCTCTCTTCGCAACTCCATATCTATATCCCGAAGCCATAATTGCACACTCAGTACCATGACCCTCATCATCTTCATTGTTAGTACCATAAGCACCAGCATAATGTGGTAACTGATAGACTCTATAGTCTCCCTGCTCAGATGTACCATCTAAATTAGTTCTATTATCTGGATGAAATAATTCTGGATGGAGTGCTGCACCAGCACCAGTAGGTCTACTAGCACCCCTAACTCCACTATCAATGATATAGATATCAACATTATTCCCAGTGTGAGTGTAGCTGAACTGAGAGTTCATTGCTGATCTTTCTCTCTTGGAAATTCTATCCAAGTGCCATGTATCATACGACATACAAATAGCACCATACCTCTGTGGAGATATAGTGTTCCTACCCATACCAGGATGAGCAGTACAATAGAAGAACAATCTAGATGCTGTTGATGTACCAAAAGTTACGGTGATACCAGACCCAGCAGAACCAGGAGAATTTCCTAAAACAGTAACACCTTGAGTATATTCTACGCCTCCATTATGAGTACCATCCTGCATCTCAGATAACCTAAAAGGATGTCCAGCGTTAGTAGGATCTCCCTGATCAAATGTGAGTGTAGTTCCTGCAGGTATACCTGCATAGTTGGTAGGGATAAACCAACCACCAGTTCCACTGTTAGAGAACTCGTATACGTTTGCTCCGTTTAGTTGATTAACACGAACATATACAGTACCAGTACCACTACCAGCAGCAAACTTAGTGTTATCAATTGCACTCAGGTCAGCACTATCCAACTGGACAGACTCATTAGTCCTATCTACAGGATCTAATTTATAAGATCTATCCCAGAAACATTTATGTCCACACTGATTAACATCCCACTTTACTTGGTCAATGTTTTCATCAGGAATATCAAAAGTTAATGTACGAAAGCTTCTATAACTTTCATGGAACTGAGCGTATGGTAGTCTTGCTTCAATAGATGAACGGATGTCCTCTAGTGGAGATCTACCACACGCTTTTACTACTAACCTTTTCATCCTACCCCCGATCAGGTTGTTCTAGCACAGAATAGAATTCCTCTAGTTCTGTCTGTTTGTTCGTAAGATCCTGTAATTACAGTATAGATTTCAGATGCACTAACGGTAATAGTATCACCTTGCTGAATGTTTGCTGCTGGTGTAGCAACATCAAAGTCAATCATAGCAAAGTCATTAGGTAGATAGTATGGTACTGGAGCTACCTTAGCACTCAAAGGAATACCTTTGATAACTGCATTAAAGTTGGTAGAGTTAGGAAGTCTTGTTTGAGCATAATCATTATTATAATCACCACCAACACTTCTGTAAGTATGATCTAAATTAGATCTAGTATAGATGTGTACATTATTACTGCTACCAAACTCAGTATCTAGTGATGTAGATCCATAATCAGTATCAACATAATCGGTTCCTCTACCATAAGGATAACTTCCATTAGTTACTACTGGTAAGAATCCAAACTCAGCATTTCTCTTAGAGAAGCTAGTATTATGATAGTAATTGTGCTGACCACCAAAGAAAGATCTAAATTTGATTGATGCAGCTGCATCGCTTGTGTTTGGATAGATTACAGTAACACCACCCAAGAACAAATGATCATAATCAAATAGTCCAGGAGAAGTATAATCATGCACAAACCAAGTCATGAAACTATTCTCTCTCAACTTAGTTGATGAAAGGTTAGGTTGCTTGAAAGAATACACAACAAAGTTTGGATCAGATCCAGACTGATAAGAAATTAGATCAAGGGAATATGCATTGTATGCATTTCTATCTGCAATAATTTGACCATGATCATCATGTCTAGCAGTAGCTACTGATCCTGAACTGCTACTCATGTTGGAATCATTATAACGGTGCTGTCTAGGATTACCAACCCTATCAAAATATTCATCACCTTTGAAACGAGCATCATACATATAATCTGCTCTGTCGTCATATGTTACATTAGCATCATTTTGATAATCGTAATCGTGACCCTTACCTACACGCGCATTACTGTTAATGGTGTATGAATTAGGAAGAACTGTTGATTGTGGAGAAAAGTCAGATCCAGTAACAATATTAATTTCTACCTGACCAGCAACATCTTCGTTAAATTGATACATCTGATAGGTATACCCATATACCTTACTAGAATCAATCTCCCTTCTACAAACACCCCAAGGAGCTACAGCAGCTTGTCTCGCTTGCTTATCATAGAAAGAATTTGCTGCGCCAAACTGAGAGAGAACAACACTAGACTGACTAGCAGCAACCACAGTAATTGTATGAACACAAACAGTGGTATCGTCCTGTCTTATATAATATGTTCCTGCTTGTCCAGGTGCAGGTTTCCACTTAAGATACTGAGAATCAATATCAGAGTCTGATCCGAGGGCACCTTGGTTAACTACATTATTAACAGACCAGTCTTCTAAATGTTGATCATCATATGTACTATCTTGATTTAAACTAGTATCATTCAAGAAATCATACCACATAATATACGTGTAATCAGTCTGCCCTTTAAGTAAGAGTGTATCACCCTCAGCAATTGTGATGTTTCCTGCAACCTGAAGTCCACCCTGAACATTGACTGCACCATTAGCATCAACACCAGTCAGATTATTAGCGCTATCATACTCTAGAGTATAAGTGCTACCACCAGTAGCATACCCTTCAACGTAAACTGTTACGTTAATATCTTGTACACCATTAGAACCATTACCACCAAAATCTAAATCATTAAGAGTCAGAACATCTCCATTAGCATACCCTCTACCAGCACGATTAAGTGAAACTCTTTTTACTTTACCGTTGTATACATGAACCTCAAAACTAGCACCTGTACCAGTACCTGTCTGAGCAGAAGGACGAACATCATAGTAATAGTCCCAGGTAAACAGACCAACACGTTGAGTATTCTCACCACCATAAGTATGTGACTTAATACCAGCAATCAATCCACTAACAGCAGCAGTGTTTGCTCCGACTGTGGTATGTGCCTGCTCGATCAGATCAATAACATCACTTCTCGACCATCCAATTGGTTTGCTATGTGTAGTTGCGGTTACAGCCATGTTCTATTTACGCCTCCAGTTGCAAGAGAGTGAGAGTTGCAGTGATTGTTGTGTTCTGACCAGAAAGATTTTTAACGTTTAGATAGACAGTGGTGTTGACTGGTGATTCAGTATTACCACCAACAGTGAATGGAGTAACAATTTGTTGTTGATTCTGACCTGTGGTAATTACTTCTGCAATTACACCAGAACCAGGATCTGGGTCTTCACCTACATTCCTAAGTAAATCGTCAGTTCTTGCTTGGCTACTACTATATATGCGACACCATGCCGCATCAGATAGATTGACTTGGATCAGAGCATATGATTTAAATCCAGTTAGATTTAATGTATCGTATGTGTTATCAGCAAGGAGAATTGTGGTTCCACTAACAGTTGTTCTACTAGAAAGAGTACCACCCCCTCCACTTCCACCACCAGTAGCACTAAGTACACCACTAGCAGTAATAGCAAGACCAGATCCAACAATAACACCACCCAACTGTGAGGTTGTAGCGGCAACAACATTAGCGACACCAGAAGTTTGATCTACATTAATAGTAGGACCATTTTTGATACCACCCAGTGTAGTTGGAGATGCAATACCAATAGCACCAGCAGCAGTGCTAAGAACTCCACTGTTATCGATAGTTAATCCACTACCAACTTTAACTGCACCAAGCACAGTAGAAGATGCATAAGGAAGATCTACACTAGCAACACCAGTTCCACTATTGATTGTAATTCCAGAACCAATCTTAATACCACCTAGTACAGTAGCAGAAGCAACAGGAATTGACTGAACATTAGCACTAAGAACACCTTGGTTGCTAATTGTTAATCCGTTTCCAATTTGGACACCACCAACAGTTGCATAAGTTGCTAAAGGCAGAGTATATCCACTAGGAGCAGCGCTAATCTGTCCGTTTGATGGATCCATGGTAATACTAGTTCCATCAATTCTAACGCCACCTAAGACTGTTGTAGATGCAGTGGGTAGTGAATAGAAAACAGAAGGTTTATTTATAATCTGACCTAAACCACTGGTAGCATTCCAATCAGCATTTACTGGTTGAGTGCTATTAAAAACAATTCTATTGTTAGCAGGTTCATGAGTCAGTGTTGTACCACCTAGAGCAAGAATTTGATAACTAGATGTTGTACCATCTGTAGCAGTAAGAGTAACTGTAGCTTCGTTACTTGATAATGTAGTTCCTACAGAAAGACTGTAATTGTTTAGGTTGTTATAGTTAGTTCCATCATTTGTCCACTCCCACTTATCAGTAGCTTCATTCCAACGTAAGGTTGTATCAGGTTCACTACCTCTATCAATTCTGATCGATCCATTCTGTGATGGAGTACCAGTCTGACCATCGTTGATAACAATCTCAGTCGCAGATACGTTGAGAGTGTTGACGTTAGTATTAGTTGTTGTCCCTTGTACAGTAAGGTTACCAGTGACTACGAGGTCACCAACAGATAAGTTATTAGATGTAGTACCACCTCTACCTGTAATCGTATCAAGAGTATCAGACTCTGCTGTTAGATACGTAGGAGTAAAGTTTTCCCACTGAGATGTAGAACTGTTGTACTTGAGGAGATCACCAGCAGTTAGGGTAGAAATAGTTACATCAGTTAGATTAGGAAGTGCAACTGAACTTAAGTAACCTGCAGCACCATGATCACCCCATCCATATGCAGCATTCCATTCTGATAGGTTTGTTAATGTAATGCTACCAGCAGGTGCTGCAGCAAACACAGGATCAGTTTCTGCTGCAGTAGCAGCGTTTCCTGGTTTCCATCTACCAGTAGTAGAATCCCAAATTAATGCTTGACCATTTGTTGGTGCTGATGTTGCTGTATCAACATCTTGGAAAGTATTGATACCAATGTTAGCAAGAGATCCAGCAACTAGGTATCCCTGACTACTATGATCACCCCAACTGTATGCTGCATTCCACTGAGTAGATCCAGATGATCCAGCACCTGTAGTAATACCACCAGTGAATGTTGCATCACCTATAGAAGTAAAGTTGGCGGTTCCAGATACAGTTAAGTTGGTTACTGTAATGTTGGGGTCACCAGAAAGTCCAGTAGAAGTACCACTGATACTTACGCCAGACATCAATGCTGTGGATGGATTATAGTAAAGAGTATCATCCGCAAATGTTTCTACATTACCAGTAGCAGCAGATCCAAGTATGACTGCTAGGTTAACATTATCACTTGCTTTTGTAGTTACATTCAGAATATTATTCTGTTCGTTCAACCAAGCAGATGAACCATCATATCTGATGACCTGATCTGTTGATAGAGATGATAGTGTTACATCAGTTAGACCACCAAGAGTGGTAGATCCACCACCGCCACCACCAGCAGGAGGTAGAGACTCCCATGACGATCCATTCCACTCCCAGGTTATACCCGCTGCAGTGTATTGTTGTCCAACCGTAGGATTGGATGGAAATGTAATAGCCATATGATTAGTCTAACCCCTAGGGTATTTATTAGAAGAATGCAACCTCTACGTTGCCGTTCATGTTTGAAGGATGCAAGGTGCAGACATACTGGAACGTTGTAGATGTATTAGTTCCACTAACTTCACTATATGGAACAGTAATATACTGAGTTCCTGTCTTACTACCAGTGATCCAACCTGCAGCATATCCAGGGTGAACAACACCACCAGATCTAAACTCCAGAGGATGACTAGAACCAGCAGTATTGATAATCTTATACTTCAATCCAGCATGGATTCTGAGGTTAATAGTCTGTGCAGTAGATGTTGGATAACCAGTTCCAGTAAATGAATAGCTGCTAGCTCCATTCGCAGTGAATGTAAGTGTTCCAACAATAGATTCTTCAATAGAATTAGGACCAGGATTAGATCCAGCAACCCACGTTACATTTCCTGCACCATCACTGGTGAGGACATCACCACTACTACCATTAGTGGTTGGATAAGTCAGACCACCAGCAGTGAGAGATCCTTTTGCTACAATGTTTCCAGTTGCACCATCTAACTCAACAGCATTAAGAGCACCGAAGTTGTTATGCTTGAGGTATATACCACTAGCTCCACCTGCACTGGAACCAACTTGTAACTTACCAGATACACTATCTACAACAAACATTTCGTTGGTGTTTGTATCAGTAATAACAAAAGCAGTTGCTGCATAGTTATCAATGAAAACAGGACCAGTAAATGCACCAGTACCTGCTACTTCGATACCACTAGCAGTTGTCTCCAACTTCTTAGTATTACTATGATATAACTCTACTGATCCACCATTCTTTAAGACGATACCTTGATTACTTGAGTTGCAATAGTGTCTTACATCTTGACCACCAGTAGGGAGGAAGTCAGTAAAGTTAGTACCAACATCAGTAGATGCAACAAATACACTTCCAGTACCAAGTTTAAGAGTCTGACCATTAGGAATAGTTACACCAGTAGCTGAAGTAAGAGAATTAGTGTCTACACTACCAACATAGAGAGTTCTCCACCTTGTAGTAGTTTCACCAAGATCATATGTTCCATCAGTTGAACAGAGTACATGACCATTGAATGTACCATTACCTGTTACAGAGATACCAGTAGAAGTAGTTTCTAGTTTTGTTCCACCACCACCATATCCCAGTTTTACATGTGCTGTATTATTAGTGTATGCATCGTTTCCAACATCAATAGTAATAATTCCAGTGTATAGATTAGCACCACCAACTTCACCTTTAGTACCAATGTAAAGGTTGTTTTCATCAACAACAATCCAGTTCGATGTACCATGCACTCCATCTTGCATATGGTACATAGACATATCATTACCAAACTTCAATGTATTGGTGTTTCCAAATGCATTAGCAAGTTGAGTGACGATGCCCATCTGAATTCCAGTAGAGCTACCCGACGCACTACTAGAGTTTGCTACCCATGCATAGTCAGTACCATTCCAACTTAGAACATGACCTGATGTAGCACCACTTACATTCAAGTGAGAGTCTACATCACCATCAGCATAAGATCCACCACCACTTGAAGTTCCACCAGCAGGGTTAGCATCAACCCAGACATTAGAGTAACGAACCTTCAGTCTACCAGCATCACTCTCCCACCACAGATCACCAGAGTTAGGATTCGCTGGAGGATTATCAGAGATAGTTACATTAGCACCACCAGTAGCAGCAGAAATAAACTCAAGTGCTGTACCACCAGAGTTGACTGCGAGAACCTGTCCAGCAGATCCCATAGACGCTGGAGTATCAGTGAGACCCAGGAACGTAGAGGATCCACTACCACCACTAGATGCACCATTTGTCCAGTTAGTTCCATTAAAGTAAAGAACTTGACCCGATGTAGGTGTGGTTAAAGAAACATCAGTTAGTTGATCTAGTTGCTGAGCACCACTACCACCGCCACCAGTAGCAGCATTCTGCCATGTTACATTTCCTGCACCATCACTAGTAAGAACCTGCCCAATAGTTCCATTCGTATTTGGATAAGTTAAACCACCAGCAGTTAGTTGTCCTACAGTAATATTATTAATGGTAGTAGCACCTCTACCAGTTACACTATCAAGAGTGTCTGTCTCTACTGTTAGATAACCTGCAGATGCATGATCACCCCAACTATACGCTTCGTTCCAGTTTGCCTTCTCTGTGTTCGTTGCTTGTAGATATCCAACAGAAGAATGATCGCCCCAGTTATATGCCTGAGTCCAATTAGTAATATGTGATAGTAGAATACCTGATGCAGGAGATGCAGTGAATAAAGGATCTACTTCAGTTGTAATGAAGTTGGTAATATCAGGTGGAGTGTACGTAAGTACATTTGTAGCAGAGTTAAAGTCTAAGTTACCAGAACCAAGAGGAGTAGAGTTGTTCTGTACAAACAAAGAACTATTCTGTTGAACACTACCACTCGCGGTAATAGTAGTAGGAACCCATCTACCACCAGAAGCACTGTAAGATAGAATCTGTCCATCACCTGCAGGTGTAGATAGATCAACGTCTAAAAGATCACCAATGTTTCTAACACCACCAACAGGAAGCCACTGACCATCCTGATACATCTGAAGTTGATTATCACCATTATTATAAATTACAGATCCATTCAGAACATTTAGAACATCACGCTCACTATTGTTCTTACTTGGGAATCTAATATAATCGAGTGCTTGCAGTTCTGTAATAGTCGCACCAGTTGATACTATATTATCTGATACAAGATATCCTTTGAGTCTTAACTCACCTTGAGTGGGTTCAAACTGAATCTTATCCGATCCAGCAAATCCACCGTTGTTATTATACTGAATAGAATAATCATTACCACCAGCAACAATACCACCCGCACCTGCTGCACCTGTGTTTGGTGCTGTAGAAATATTTGTAATCCTACCACTAGGATCAACAGAGATAACAGGAATGGTTGCAGAGCTACCATAAATTCCGTTAGGAACTGCAGTTAGACCTTCTAACTGTGCTGCAGAACCAGTATATGTTGTAGCGTTAATACCACCTGTAATAGTTAAGTTTGTAAATGTAGGAGTTGCACTGGTGCTGAGATCCTGAGCAACAGAGAACTCTAGTCTTGTTCCCTGAATATTATCTGTTCTTGTTAGAGTAACACCAGTACCAGCAGATAGAATTATCTCTTCAGCGTACCCAGTGCTATCTGTTAAACGAATACTCTTTCTATTAGGTTGTTGTTGATTCTCAACAGTTAAACCATATGTTGTGTTATCAGCATTGATGGTTAGTCTCTTCTGGACATTATCCATCGTGACTAGAGCACTACCAGTACCAATAATTCTGACGATATCGTTAGAGTTTACCTGAGCAGTAACACTATTGTCTCCAATACTCCACCCATTATATGTTGGAGGAATAGCAGACCAAGATGTGTCTTGTCCGTCTGTTATTAGATACTTAGAAGCGTTTCCTGCTTGTGAAGGTAGGAATGCATTTAAAGCATTGTTAGCAGTAGTCTGTCCTGTACCACCATATGCAATGTCGATAGTTTGTGCTTCCCATCTACCTGCACCTAGAACACCAACAGATTCAAGTGAAGATTGTCTTACATTATTACCAAGTGCGGTGCTAGTGATAACTTCATCACCATCAATCTTGTATTCTCTTCCACTAGCAAGATTAAAGTGTTCAGAAGAAGTCCAAGAATCATCCGTATTGTTCCACAAGATGGTATGATCTTGATCTCCCTTCAGTCTAATTCCTCCGCCATCTGCTACAGCATCTGTAGGAATTAGAACATCATTTAGATTAATAAATTTGTCTAGAGTTGTTACAGTAACCGAATTACTTGTAGTAGTTGTACCTTGTACAATCAGATTACCACTAACAGTTACTTGCTGGAATGTAACAGGATCAGTCGGACCAACAGGTTGTCCAATTTTAATCTTATTATCAGCAGTAACTGTAACACCACTCTCTCCAACATATGTGGTGTTTTCATCATCAACATTGATAGTAAATGTTCTACCAGACTGACTGATTGTCGCTGCGCCAGTTCCTACTAGATTAATATCACCATCAGTATAATTCTGTCCACCAGAACCTACTCTAGTAATAGTATTAGTATCAGTATAAGAAGAATCAATAATAATCCTTCCAGCATTTCTTGTAAGAGAGACATTATTACCTGCTACCAGAACAACGTCAGTGAATCCACTACCAGATCCACCAGCAGATAATCTAATTACTTTATCGGTAGCAGGGTTAGCACCATCGACAGTGCTGAGGGTGTAAGTAGTATTGTTATCTGTTAGGGGAACATTAGTCCACCCAACACCTGTAGTAGTTCTAGAAAGAACCTGACCCGTTAATCCAGTATCACCATTTAGAGAGATGATACCTTCGACTACCAATGACTTTGTAGAAGGAACTCTCAGACCCTCTACTGCTAGAGTAGGTCCACTATTCCCTTGGTTGATGAGTTCATCTACTCTAATTCTAGACATTAGATACTACTTCCCCTGTAATAATTGTATTTATCAGTTAGGGATTGTAGTGATCATATAAAGTTTTAGTTCTTTCGCAGTTGCGTTGGAATTTGCTGTAGTTATTAATTACAACATCATTAGCATTAGCAGGGGGATCATTCCATGTAGTGATATTCATGGGTGCATCATATGTCTGCGGAAGGTCCCTAACCCATTGCCTCCACTCTTCCCAACCAGTTGAATCTAAGTTACTTAATAGTAAGTAAGGATCTGATGCAGTAAGCATTTCATCCCTAGACATTTTTGATCTAGGAGTCCAAGCAATATAAGGAGCCATATACTCCTCATCATCTTTCTTCTGCTGTGCAGCTATAGATGCTAAATCGTGCTCTCTACATTCATTATAGAGTGTCTCAGCTAATGCACTATATTTAGTTACTTCTTCTTGGGTGAGAGGTCTGTTATCACCATCAGAAGTTTCTACGATTGAAACAGCAGGAGCAATCTCATCATTATACTTCATGCACCAAATATAGTCTTCAATATTCTCACTGAAATCTTGATTAATATAACATTCATCAGAATTAAATGCTACGACTCCATCTTGAGCACCTTCACCTCTCATAAGATAAAATTTCATTTGCTTCCTTCAATCATGCCGTTATTATTTAGAGCAGCAGAAACAATAGCGGGTACAATTTTCTGTGCTTCCAACAAATTTTCTTGGAGTTGCTGGTTCTGTTCGGTAGCAACGTTTCTAAAACTTTCCACAGCAGCACCAGCTTGTCTTGCCTGCTGTGATGCTTCTAAAATTAGCATGGGTAGAAATGATACTGTACAGTCCCACTCATCAATCTCTTGTCCAGTCTGAGGATCATTGCCCCTCACCTGAATCCACCATTTACATTCAAATTTTTTACAAGGACCGTTGACCAAAGGACAAAAGTCTCCACTTTCCATTCTCATAATTAATCTCCTGCATTAATATTACACTGTCCAGGTGCAGAAATTTGTCTCTCACATATTATAACATCAACATACTTAACCGCCAGGTTGATACTACCAGCACTTAGTGTTGGGTTACCACTAACGTTAAGTTGCGTAGATCCAGACGTGTTAACACCACCGCTAACTTGTGGATTACCACCAATACTCAGATTTCCCTTACCAACACTGATGCCACCATTGTAACCTGCTCCCATATTTCCTCTGTTTGGTTGTCCACCAAGTCCGTGGTTATGACCACCACCACTACCAGAGTTACCAGTAGCAGCATTATTAGCACCTCTAGAAACAGTACCGTCATCAGAGTCTGCTCTACCACCAAAGTTAGCTCTATCATAGTTGTGTGCATGAACAGGCATTTGGTTCCAAGAAACCGTGTGTCCCTGAACGTTCAAGTTTCCTCTATCAGGAGATCCATTAAGGTTAATTGAAAATCCTGATGAGAAGTTACCGTTTGGATTACCTTGAAGGCTTAAGTTTCCTTTATTGACTGAAAAACCAGAACCAAAACCTGCAGCAACATTACCACCAACATCTAAGTTTCCTTTAGTTACGGTAGCACCATCACTAACACTCGCTTGGAACACACTAGAAAAACTCCTACTACCACCAGTACCAGATCCACTTCCAGTAACAACTCTCAAAGCTGAATTGTTATAAGCAGTGCTTGTAATTTTAGTGTATCCACATGGAGCAGAAGAATTACAGAACAGCAATCTTGCTCCATTTGGAACATCAATTCTCTGCGGTGAAAGTTGAATTACTTTATTTGATCCACCAGTTCTAGTAAATGTAAAGGTAGTTCCTGATAAAGAAACATCATTAAAGTATCTACCATCTAAACTTTCTGTCGTGGTATTAGTACCATCATTCTTCTCAGCATATATTTGACCATTAGCTTTGTTGAAATGCAATGCTGAGATAGCAACGTCTTGTGCTGAATCAAACTTATATCTACCATCTAAATCTACGGTAACAGCAGCAGGTAGGTTTGGAGTACCAAATGGGGAGTTAACACCTTGTACAATACTTAGGACACCAGTAGTAACATCAAAGTTAGCATTAGCAACATAAGTATTTTCTTTGATGTACCTAGCATCTAAGTCATAACTATAAGAGTCTCCATTACTGACTGTTAGACCAAGGGTTCCAGAACTAAACGTAAAGGAACTAACTGCAGTATCAACTGTAGTAATAGGAGCGTATAGAGTATCAAGATAATCGTATAGTTCTTCGGTCTCAATAACAACGTTAGTATCAGTAGTTCCATCATCTCTAACAAGATTAAGAACTCTTCTGTTTACGTGAAATCCTCCTGGGTTATTTCCAGCTACTAAGAAACTACCAGACTTAATATACCAGTTAGGACCAGTATCTGTAACATATCTACCATCCAGGTTAGCAACAATAGCAGCGCTACCATCGTTAGGTGTTAGAACTAAATTACCATTTGCTGTATTGAAAGTCGCTGATGTAATCTTAGCATCTGTTGCACCAGCGATAGTAACATACCTAGCATCTAAGTATGTCTGAAGATCAGTAATAGGTAGAACAATATCTGATAACTGATCTGTTCTCTCAAGAGTCAGAGCACCAGTTAACTGGTTATAACTTGCATCATTTACATAAGAGTTTGTATCAGATGCACTGATAGCAATAACCTGACCTGCCTGAACCATAGAGATAGATCCAGATGCTTGGAAACTAATATCTCCAGATGCATATGCACCACCCTGAGTATTAGGACCAGCGATTGCTAGTCTAGTAATAGTATCAGTGTTTGTATCAACAGAAGCAATAGTAATATTTCCTGTACTACTATCTCTCTGAACAGAGACATTATTACCACCGATAATATTGACCTGATCGGTAGCGCTACCTTGCCCTGTACCACCAGGGATCAACTGAACACCAACACCACCTGTGATCTGAGCCGAAGTTAGATCATATGTTGTATCACTATCTGTGATTGCTTGCTGGTTAACAGTATACTCCATCGTACCATTAGCATCATTATATGATACGGTGATACCACTGTTAGCATTGTTGTCGATCATTCCACCGACAATATCTTCTACCTCTTCCGCAGTTAGTGTAGTGTCGTTAGCGTTTGTAGATCCAATAGTAATAGTATTACCAGATCTAGACAATGTAATATCATCACTAGTTGCTAGTACAACTTCAGAATAGTTACCACCATTATCAGTGATTCTAATTTTATTACTGTTAGCGACAGCACCATCTAGTGCAGTCATCTGATATGTTACTGGTGTAAATCCACTGGTAGATGGTAGATTATCCCAGTAAATACTACTTCCATCTGTAGTCAAGAACTTAGCAGATGCTGCAGCAACGTTAGGTGCAAGTGCTAAGAATGCAGAAGAAGCAGTAGTCGCTCCCGTACCACCTTTATCAATAGGAATAATACCACCATTCCACGTTCCAGTTACATTACCACTACATGCAATAGATCCTACTGTTAGACCATTAGTTACAGTGAGAGAATCGAAGGTAGGGGAATCAGTTGTGTCTAATGCTTGAGGAAGACTAAATTCTGTTCCTACTAAATTGATACCAGTTCCAGCAGTATATGTTGTATCAACTGAACTGATGCTAAAAGTATTTGTATGCTGTGTAACTGTTGTACTACCTGCACCTGCAAGAATCAGCGTACCAGATACAGGCGCTCCCGCAGCTGTTTCTACAGTGGTAATCGTATTTGTATTAACATAACTAGAGTTGATCGTAATTTGATCACCTGCTCTAGTAAGAGTTACGTTTGAACCACCAACAAATTCAACTTCAGTTGCAGTAAATTGTCCAGAGGGATCAGCAATTCGTATACCAAAATTGCTACCAGAATCTACAGCAGATACCTGAAAACTGGGGAGAGTACCCCATACAAGTTCTCCATTGTTTCCTGTTTTAGGGATTTGATTGGGTCCTGTAGATGGAGAGTTTCCATATAATGTTACAGGACCACCTATTTTTAGAGGTTGATCAGTGTTGATCTCAAGACCGTAAGGAAATTCAACTAATCCTGTACCTGCCTGATTAACAATCTGATCTACGCGAGCTCGGGACATCCTTATTCACCAGTGGTTCCGAGATATTTATAAGCGGGGTATCGGAATTGAACCGACGACATCTAACTTGGAAGGATAGCGTTCTACCTCTGAACTAACCCCGCAGAAAATGAGGGAGGTCAATCCCTCTAGGCACATGCACGCCACCAATTTTATTATTTCAGATGCGAAATTGGAAAACAACCACACGGAAGGGGATTTACCACCAACATATTTTTAACTGGAACATGTAAACCAGGCGGGAGTATTCTCCATCCGCACCACTTGTTCTTGAGGAGAAACAAGAAACCCGAGGGGTCGATGACCCATCCCGACCAGGGCGCTTTTATAGTCATCCCGAGACTGGACCAGCAGTGTTCTGCTTAGCTCCACCAGGGCGAGTTTTAGGAGTCTTCCCGAGACTCATCGAGGTCAACGTCATCACCAAAACTGATAACATCTTCACCAGCAGCACCAGGAATGTTGACTGGACCTGCAGCAGCAAAGGAATCAAATTGAATAACATTATCCAGTGCATCCATATCACCACCAGGACGCTTACCAGGAATGGAAAGATAGTCAGAGTTTAGATTGAAAGAAAATGGAGCAGCTTCTGCACTGAATGTGATAGGATCGTTATTGAGTACAGAATAATCAACGTCACCGAGATTAATGTTTCCAAGACTAAATTCAATCGTCTTGGAGTTGATATCTTTTACCAGAGTAAGTGCTTGGAAAAGATCAGAAAGGTTTTCATCTTTCTTATCAGCAAGACTGTTGATGATTGCCTGCCGAAGTGACTCTTCAGCAGACTCAAGGTGTGATTTGATAGACATAATTTTTAAGCAGTAACGGTATCACGAATGTAGCAGGGTACACCTTCGGGGTCTAACCACTTGGTGTATTCAAAGTCTTCCATAGCAATCAGGAGTTGCATCTGATTGTCTAGAAGGTACATATCACTATATCGTTTGGTGTAGTGATCTGCTTTTTGAATACGATAGTCAGGCATACCATTGATCTCTAGGGTGCCGCACTGCACATAGCGGTACGGGAAGCGCTCAAGAAGGACAGTGGGTTTCTTCATGTGTTGGTTGCTTACTCGGTAATTGTAGCATGGTCATCGTCCTTCTGCAACTGCCTGCCGCTCCAAATTGCTAAGGCAATGATGGCGAGATAGAACAAGGTATCATCAATCATAACGAGGAAGAAGAGGACACTACCACCATAGCGCAACCAGTCAGGAAGTCTGCTGGTTACCCTCTGTACAAGTGGAGAAATCCTCTTCTCAAATTTAAAGTAAAGGATTGCTGCTAGGGTTACTGTGATCTCACTCATTGGAACAATGAAGTAGAGAGACAGGAACACAAAGATAGGCCAATAATGCCTAGGTGGAATCCTCTTGATAAGTTTAATGTACTTCTTACGAAGCGTCGTCATGGTCATGGTAATACGAGAGGTCATCTTCATCATCAGGGAGGTTCATACTAACACACTTTTGTACATCTTCAAGATCCTTTGCGGGAATCATCATAACACGTCTTCCATCTTTTCTAGCGATGATGAAAGACTCTCCGTTCTCACACTTCTCTACGTATTCTTCAAAATTTTTTTCGAGTTCTTCTTCAGTAATTTCAACCATTGTTTAGTAGTTTTTGGGTTTCGTCAAAGTCTTTCTGGAAAATATCCAAACCCTCGCGAGTCAAGACATGATCATACATTTTATCTAGAACCTTAACAGGCATAGTAACTACATGTGCTCCATACATGTAACACCTAGAAACATGATGAACATCACGAAGAGATGCTGCTAGGATTTTTGTACGTACACCCTGAGAACAATAAGTGCTAGAAATAGCACGGATAAGTTCTACACCACTGAAAGAATTATCATTACAGCGACCAACAAAAGGAGAAACATATGTTGCTCCTGCTTTTGCTGCTAGGATTGCCTGTGCTACGGAGAAGATGAGAGTAACGTTTACTCTGATACCTCGCTTGGAAAGTGAATAGCACACTGTAAGACCATCTTTAGTGCATGGTACTTTAATAGTTGCTTGATTACCAAACTTTTCAGATAGACGGATACCTTCTTCGTACATCTCACCAACTGTACCAACAACTTCCATACTAATATCAGGAACACCTACATCAATAAGTTCTTGGTATACTTCTTCAGGGTCTCGTCCTGACTTCTTAATAAGAGAAGGATTGGTAGTTACTCCATCTACCAATCCCGATGCGAAAGTAGTTTTAATCTCGTGTGTGTCGGCTGAATCAATAAAAATCTGCATGTGTCTAATAATAATGTGTAGACATCGGGGCGATAGGATTTGAACCTACGACCTCCCGCTCCCAAAGCGGGCGCTCTACCAAACTAAGCTACGCCCCGATAAAGTTCTTCCTTATAAGCGAAAGTCTCATCCATATTATAGTGCAGTTTGTGTCGATCCGTCAAGACATAATACCCAGCAATACCTGAACTATTACACTCAAATCCATACCCTTTCACTTTCTCACATACACCATCAATGTTAAAGCATTTATCCGTGTGAAGGTAGGAGAGATACCGTTCGTCCAGGTTGATCATTCAACGTTCCTCAAAATCAATTTTACGAATCTTGCGTTTCCGCCGTTCTTCCTGATATTTTAGGTCACTTTCCGTCAGGATTCCGTTATATTTAATATTCTTTTTATGATTCAGTAGTACAACTTGATCTAGATCGTTTGCACCAAGTGTATCATCTACAACATGCATTTGATTGGGGCACCCACAACATTGAACTTTGCTAGTGCTAGTTAATTCTTTGTTGCATAGTTTGCATCGTGCGGACAACATGTCTCAGCATTTAACCTCATAAGGTAATGGGTGAAGAGGGGATCGAACCCCCGACCGCCTCCGTGTAAAGGAGATGCTCTACCGCTGAGCTATTCACCCTGAGTGTCGGTGAGAGGACTTGAACCTCCACGCCATAAAGACAATAGAACCTAAATCTATCGCGTCTACCGATTCCGCCACACCGACAAGGCGACTCAGGTAGGATTTGAACCTACGACCGACTGCTTAGAAGGCAGTTGCTCTATCCAGCTGAGCTACTGAGTCTTGTTTAGTTTGAAGTACAGTTTGTAGTACCTCTTTTTCATTTCATCAAGGACATCCATATCCTCTTTGAAACCCATGTACTTGAGGAGTTGGTATGACCCCTCAAGTTCACTCAGCAATCTTAGCACGTTAACTGGTTTCACGTCAAGACCACCGAACTCATACTCACTTGCTTTCACTCAAGACTGCCAGTGATAATGATAGAAATTACCTTTGGGATCACACATAGGATCTTCTGATACTACTCGATATGGTAGCATACGTTGTCCTTTGAAATCTGTTCTGTCACCAATAATACTGTACGCTTGTAGAAGTTTGTCAGTATCTTTTAATTTAGAGATGACATGTTGTTTTGCTGCTGGACGACGGTAGAAGAAACCTTCATATTGTCCAGGAGCATACACCACATTAGCAACGGTGTTAGGATACTTTGGTGATTTTACTCTGTTTAGGATGGATACTGCAACACAGAACTCATCCATTGTATTAGGTGCTGCCTCAACCTGTACTGCTCTAGCAAGATGGTCATAGTCAGCAGGCGTCAACGCCAGAATCGTTTCCAAAATCAAAATAGTCTTTCCTGTAGTAACGTCCGAGGATGTTTGAATTATAGTACGCTGGTGTCCCGTCGTCAAGGGCTTCCGTCAAAACGTTTGAAATGAAGAGCTGACGTGTTTCCTCGTAGTTTGTTTTTCCTTTTGATGCATGGACTGAAAGTATTTCTCTTTTGAAGAAGGTATTACTTCCAGCTTCACGGCGCTCTGCATTAAGTTCATCAGAACTTCCGTAGTATTTTTTCCAGTTGCTTTCACTTTTAACCCGCCTACCTCCACCTCTAGGTTTTCGTAGTTGGTGAAAGTATTTTCTACCGATGTACTGCCTACCATTGAGGAGATTTGTAATGCGATAGACGAAACCGAAACTACCGTCAATGTTCTCAGATAGAAAAGGGTGTCCGTCAAAAATCCAGGGGTTTTCATAATCAACCACTTGTTCATAGTATCACTCCTCTGTATTTATGTCGCATCCAGCATCGATCAAAGAGTCTGCAGCGATCTTTAAAGCGTCCTTAGACACGTCCATGGTGGTACAGTTACGCTCTAGGTTATAACACGCCAGAGCAGTGGTTCCTGACCCACAGAAGGGGTCTAGAACGTGCCCACCAGGGGGACAGGAAGTCCTTACGATACGTTCAAGCAACTTGACTGGTTTCTGTGTTGGATACTTACGCTTGTTCTTCTCCGAACGAGAGATGAAATGAATATCATCCCAGAAATTCTGAATAGGAGACCCTTTAGACTCCTCCAGATAGATCTTTTTGTACGGCAAGTTAGCACCCCAGTGAATTAGATTTTGATCATGAAGAGTTTTGGTTTTCTCTTCAGTAAATCGCCACCCATATTGTGGTTTGTAACCATTATATTCATACTTGTGACCAATGCGAGACTTCTCACCAGTCAGTTTACCCAGTGCATAGAATCCTTTCTCGTCTTTGTTCTTGAAAGAGTTCTTAGCATAGGTTTCATCTAGTGGTGCATACTCAACATTGAAGTATGGATCACCTTTCTTGAATACAAGAATAGAATCTACAATGTTACCCCATCCTTTACGAATATTGTTCTTAGGTCCAGAACGTTTCCAGGAAATATTTGTATAGAACTTAGATCTAACGTCCTTTGTAAGGTCTCCTAGGACCAAAGCATTAGAATCAAAGTTGTTATGTGCGTACAACCATCCGTTAGGTTTGAGTGCAGCAAAGCAGTCTTGAATAACAGATGCATACCACTCGATATAGGCGTCAGTAGACTCCCACTTATCATCGAATGCTACCTTTCGGTCCTTCTCAAACATAAAGAACTCTCGATCCAACCCAAAGGGAGGATCAATGTATACAAGGTCATACTCATCATCATAGTTGGAGAGGTTTTCAACCCTCTCTCGCAAAATTTTAATCATTAATCCCACGGGTCAGGTATTTGAATCTCATTGCTTGGAGGAACCATGCGTCGGTTAGACACTTTGGTCCCTCCATTATGATCTTCGCTTGTTTTTCGTTCACGCTTGGATCTTGGAGGGCTCTTACCTTCCAACCAGGCAAAGAATCTTTCGTCATAGTTTGAAACCAGAGAACGTATCTTTTTTAACATCCTGTTTAATACTCCCAATTAGGTATGATTCGACCTCAGTCTCCTGTGGTGCAACCTGCATACCTTTGGAGGACAACCAGTGTGCTGTCCATGGGAGCGGGTTGTTGGTGATAGGAGCATCGAAGATAGGTTTGAGTCCAATAGACTTCAGACGACGGTTGGCGGTCCATTCAACGTACTTAGAGAGCAGTTTATCATTGAGACCGATGATAGAACCGTCCTTAAACAGGTATTCTGCCCAGAGTTTTTCTTCCTCTACGCACTCTCTAAACATATTATACACGTTTTCTTCCTCTTCCTCAACGATCTGTTGCATATCAGGATCATCACCCTGCTTCCACTTGTTAATGATGTTCTGGGTGACGGTCATGTGCTGCGATTCGTCTCTCGCAATGAGTCCGATGATCTTAGCAGATCCCTCCAGTAGTTTAAGTTCGCCAAAGGCGAAAGAGCAAGCAAACGAGACGTAGAATCTAACCCCCTCAAGGATATAGACGTTCGCAACCGCTCTGTATAGTTTTCTTTTGAGTTCATAGAGTTCGCCTTGTGCTAGAGGGACACCCTCTAGTTGATGTTCCCACATCCTACCAGAACCATACTCACTTGCTGCCTGTAGGAAAGCATCATATGCTGCGGTAACAGACTTTGCTCGCTGCAGAATCTTGTCGTCGTTAAGAATATGATCGAAGACTTCAGTAGGATCAGAATATACGTTCTTAATAATGTGTGTATATGAGCGACTATGAATCATTTCCATAGTCTGCCAGATGTTCATGCAACCTTCAAGCTCAGGTAATGAACAGAATGGACCAAAAGCCATCCCAGGACCACGCCCTTGTACAGAGTCCAAGAGGATCTGGTACTTAAGGTTCGATGTGAAGATATGTTTTTGTGCATCATTTAGAGTTTGATAATCAGCGCGATCTTTCTGAAGAGATACCTCTTCAGGACGCCAGAAATATCCTAACTGAGTCTGAGTCAGTTTGTCAAAAATAGGATACTTAAATTTATCATAGCGTTGAACACCAAGAGGGGGTCCAAAGAACATTTTTTGTTTTGTGCTGTCTACGATATCCGTATTGAATACCGTCATCCCCTTTACTTTAGTACGCATATGATCTGAATCTCCATTGGTTCTAAATTTTGCAACTGTCACAATCTTCCTCCTGATCTGCAAAGATATCGTCTAGTAAATTTTGTACGCTTTGTTTTTTTTGTTCCTCCTCATCGCTAGGATCTTTCTTTTCATCATAAGTGTTTTGATAATAAGAAGTCTTCCAACCATACTTATAGGTGGTCAACCAATCATTAGCCATCAAGGATACAGGAACCTCATTGTTATCATAGTTCTCTGGGTTGTAACTCCAGTTGCCTGAAATTGCTTGGTCAAAGAACTTCTGCATAGCAGCGACAACTTTGATGTAACCTTCATTGTCCTTCATGTCCCAAAGAAGCGTGTAGTTATTCCTGTGAGTATTGTACTGAGGGACAATTTGCTTGAGTGGACCCTTCTTGGATTTTTTAGTGGACAAAAAGGCACGGGGTGGTTCGATTCCGTTGGTTGCATTTGACACAACGGAACTGCTCTCACTAGGCATTTGTGCGGACAGTGTGCTGTGTCTGAGACCGTGGGTGGCGATAGATGCTCTAAGACTCTCCCAATCATAGTTCAGTTCCTCCCCACAAAACTCATCGATATCACGCTTGTATGTGTCGATTGGGAGGATACCATCTGAATACTTGGTGCGATTAAAGTATTCACATGCTCCTTTCTCTTTAGCAATTGTGTTGCTTGACTTGAGTAGATAGAACTGGAAAGCTTCAGACAAGTCGTGGACTTCTTTCCATGCTGCAGGATCGTCATATTTGTAACCGTGCTTTGCTAGGTAATGTGCAAGTCCGATAAAACCAACACCTAGTGAACGACGAGCAAGTGTACTAATTTCTGCTGCCTTTACTGGGTAATTTTGATAGTCAATAAGTTCCTCTAGACCCCGAACAGATAGGTCACAGAGATTTTCAAGTTCATCTAACTTACTGATTTTGCCTACGTTAATAGCAGACAAGATACAAAGAGCAATTTCACCTTCCCCATCGATATGTTGCAGTGGTGTTGTAGGTAGAGTGATCTCCTGACAGAGATTACTCATAGTCACCTTATCCTTAAAGGATGAGTGACTATTACAGTGGTCAATGTTCATCAGATAGATGCGACCAGTCTCTGCTCTCTCTTTCAGAAGGTCCAGAATGAGCGCTTGAGCGCGGACAGTTTTCTTCGGAATAGATCCATCAGATTCATAACGGTGATAGAGATCATCAAAACGGTCAGTCCCAAAAGCATCGTACAGACCTGGGACATCGTGAGGACTGAATAAGGAGATGTACTCATCTGTAATGAATCGCTCGTAGAAGAGCTTTGAGAGTTGGATTGAGTAGTCAAGTTTCCTTACGCGATTGTCTTCTGTGCCTTTGTTGTTCTTAAGAACAATAATATCCTCTATTTCTTGATGCCAGATAGGAAAGTGGACAGTCGCTGACCCACCTCGGATACCGTTTTGTGTGCAGCATCGGACAGTTGACTCAAACTTTTTGAGGAAGGGGACCACACCTGTGTGTTGAACCTCTCCGCCTCTGATTTTAGCGTTGATGCCCCTGATTCGACCCGCGTTGATACCGATTCCCGCCCTTTGTGCAACATATCTGCCGATAGCCATATCAGAACTAAAGATGCTATCGAGGGTGTCATCAGAATCAACAAGAACACAGCTAGCAAATTG